GAGTCAAACTCAATATCTCCTCCTTCATTTCTAACAAAGGTGAAAGAACTCTGAACACCTGCTATTTGAGGACTCGTACTAAGAAATGCAGCTTGATATGTAGAAACGATACCTACAGTAAAGGTTACATTACTAGCACTACCATTAACAGTTCCATCAATCGTTGCAACTTTTGCTGTTACTTCACCACCATTACCACTGTTATTGCCGTCAATGGAGAATGGTATGTCAACAGTAGAAATACCAGTAATCTTTACTCCATTGGCAGGCAACAGTCCATTACCAGAAAAATCATAGATAAAATCTCCTACCGAAGCATAATCAAGAACAGTTCCCTGAACGGCATCAGAATAGATTTTATTATCAACTGAAGTGCAGAATCCAGTAAAATCTGATCTAATTCCAGGATATGAAGTGGTTCCTAGACCAACAACAGTAGGTAAGTTTCCTGTTATAAAGATTTGGGGTTCATCTAAGTTGTCAGTTACAAAGTCTCCGTTTTTAACACCCTTGAGTAGAGTTGAAGTCCCATCTAGTTCATACTGAGTATCTGAATCAAATATTACAAGAACCGTAGTAAATTGATCAATGTTTGCAGTTTCTATTTCTGCTGTAACATTAGAACCATAGTCTCTATCTTTAGGATATCTGTAATACTTAAGTCCATATCTATTGATTTGAACTCTCTGTGATGGATCCTTTTCTACCTTCCAAGTTTGTGTTTCAATGTCTCCTTGAAATGCTTTTGAAGTGAGAGTTTTACTCTCTTGCAATACCCAAGTAAGATCACTCAGACAACCTGCAGAAATTCTTGCTTTGTATGCATCTGCAACTGCTTTAATCTTTTGATTGATCTCCTCAATCATAGGATAATTTTTCTTATCACACTTTTCAATAAGTTCATCATACTCGTCAAGGATAGCATCCTTGATTGCAAGTAATTCTTCTAATTGATCTACCTGACCTTTAATCTGAGTAGATTGATCACGAAGTCTTTTTTCAATAGCACTAGGATCTGCAGCCATTATCCATTCACTCCTTGTCTGTAATCGTAATGATAACCAACGATAGAACGTTGATCGCGTCCTGGGTAATCTTCAATCTTTCCTTCATATTCTACCACAATTTTATCAACATCTTTTCTCTCACCAAATACAACATAACTACAGTTTACGGGTCCACCTGCACTATTTATTACCTGAATCGCAGTGCCCCACTCAATAACATCATAGTATAATTCTTGATAATATCCTTTTGGAGTGAGTTGAACAGTAATACTTTCTGATCTAACCAATCCTCTCCAATACTCTGGCAGTCTTATTATATTATCGGCTTCAAGTGTACCTCTATGATATACTCCAGCTTCTGGACCTTCAAGGCAAATATGTGTTAGTCTCCAACCTTTTTTGGTTGGGTGGTGCATATCAAATCCCTTTGGTGGAGATGCAGCCGCAGCAGCAATTTCAGCAGTTAGCCATGCACAATTAATCTTTCCTGCAACATTTAATATTCCGTTGACGTTATCTACACCATTCTGTACCTTAACCGTGTTACCAATCTTTAGAGCGTTGGCAATATCAATACCATTCTTAAGACTCAGTGCGTTCTTAATTGTAGTTCCAAGTTTTGTAGTCAGACCAGTGAATGTACTGATTGAGAATACATTCAAGATACCAAAGATGTTGGTAATACCCAGAACTTCCAACGATGCAGGACTGCCTAATGATACGATTGGCGGTCCAATCATACAGTTTGCACGAGCAAGACCTACAGAAAATGGCATACCAATATAAACTGGTCCATTCAATACACCAGTTCCTGGTAAGATTCTAGACGATGCATCTAAAAATGAGGTGTCAACAGCACCTACAATAAATTTATCACCAACGTGTTGAATAGGAGTAACCATAATTTAACCTGCCGCACACTCCAAGAGTTCTTTGAATTTCTTAATTGCTGACATAATCTGTCCCAAGAAAGATGCCTGTTTTTCGTCAGTGGCCTGTGATTGAGAATTTACAACTTTTGCATTAGTCTCAACAGCGGCACCACCAATATTTACATCACTCGTACCCATAATATTTACTTTAGTTCCAGAAACAGATGTAATTGCTGCTTTTGTAGCAACTTGTTTACCTGCATTAATAGTGCATTCACCGTCAGAACCTCTGGCTTGAATTCTGACATTATCTCCTCTTAGGATAATATCACCAGATTTTGCTTCAATAACTATATTTCCTTTAACTGCACGAATGACTTTTGCTTGATCACCTTGAGCGCAATCTTTTCCACAAATTTCATAACTATTTTTATAGTTTAGTTGCCAGTGAGTTCCATCAGTGCAGAATTTAATTCCTTGAATATTATCAGTTATAACTTCCCAATCAATGGTACGACCAGCGCCATCATCTACACCAGATTTGAACTCAAATCCTTGATATTTACAATAAAATTCTTTGGGTTGTTCAGCCACTAAATATGAAGCAATTTCTTATTATTTAGTAGCCATATCCACCGCCTCCGCCTCCTGAAGGTGGAGGTGATGGTGGAGGACTCGATGGAGGTGGACTCGATGGAGGTGGACTCGATGGTGGAGGAGTTGGATCTGGTGTTGGCGTTGGATCTGGTGTCGAAGCAGACGCGGCAGCAGAGTTTGTTGTAGTAGTAGAACTCTGTGAGGTTGAAGTGGTAGTAGTAGTAGAACTCTGTGGTGTTGAAGTAGTTCTAGCTCCTCTAGCCAGGGTTTCTGTAGTCTCTCCAGTTGTTGCCCGTGCCGATACGTTTAGTGCAAACAAACTCTGTTCTTTAGTATCATAAATCGTTGGATGTGGTTTATCCGTATGCACAGGACCAACCATTCTCTTACCTTTATGTTCATGATATGGACCATAGTATGGGAATCCATTGACCCAACCAACAAAGACTAGATCTCTGATTCCAACACAATCAATAACTGTCTTAATGGATGTTGTAAGTCCAACAATATCTTGGTTATCAACAACATATTGGGGTCTATATTCTGTAACTGGGAATGCCTCAGCACCAGAACCTGTGTTTGTATCAATTGTAATATTTGGATATCTTGTGAATTGATTATCACATGCAAATTGATTCAAAACACCAATGATAGAACCGTTTTCTGTTAGAATTGGTTGATATAAACAATCAGTGCCCTCGATTCTGACTCTATCTCCCTCTGTATAACCAATACCAGGTCTTTCTATAACGATGTCAGTGACAATACCAACAGGAATAGTACCAATACCAATGTTACCTCCGCCATCATCCTCGCGGACACATTTACCGTTTACACAAACATAACCAACGGGACAATCAGAATCTACTGAACAATCTGTTGAACCATCATCGGGAGGATAATCTGGATCTCTTACACAAAGTCCGTCAACACAAATGTAACCTTTAGGGCAATCCATGTCCTTAGAACATGTTTGAACACAATGTCCATCTATACAAGTATATCCTGCTGGACAATCTAGAGTCTCATTACATCCAGGAACACAATATCCGTCAACACAAACATATCCTGAGGGGCAATCTGTAGAATCTCCACATTTTGGTGGCAACTCTGGATCACTTGGCGGTGGTGGTAATGTTGTTGATAAATCTGTTGGGCAATATCCAGAACCAGGATTTGTGACGTAAATATCACTTACAGATCCATTCGTAATTCGTGCTTTCGCTACTGCACCTTTACCATAGTTTGTATTGTCTACAATCGTAACTACAGGTTTTTGAGTATATCCAGAACCACTATTAGTTACAACAACCGAAATAACTCCTCCCGTATCTGGATCGATGACTGGGACAGCTGTAGCGCCTGAACCATCACCATACACGATAATTTCTGGTGGAATACACTTATAGAATTGATATCCAGGTGGGATTCTAGGTGCAGATGATTGATCTTTTGGATTTACATTCTGTTCTCTACAATCTGTAAATGGAGTATCACCACCATATAGAGATAATAGTCCTGCCCATTCATTTACGGAATCACCATATCCACCGAGAATATCAATGTTTGCGAGAGTCTTAGACCAATCATCTGTAGATGGGAATTCGATCTTACCGAATGGATCCCATGTTCCAGGTTTATCACACAACAGACCATCACAATTCAGGAAACTGAGTATTTGTTGGATCATACCAACACCCTGACGAATATAGCTACTGATGTCTCCAACACCACCAGCTAACCAGTCAAGACCACTCATTACATCTCCGAGTAGGTCATTCATCATCTCTTCCATCTTACCGATGGTTGCAGCGAGAAACTCTTCAACTGCACAAGCAGCAGCGTTGAAAGAATCACCAATCATCTCATTGATGAGTCCTTGGAGAAAGTCCAACATTGGACCAAAGATTTTTTCAAATAAACAGAAGATGAGATCTAAAATCTGTTTTGCTGCCTCAGATATTTGCATCCACTGAGGTAGAGGTATCGTGATTGCAAATACCTCAAATAAACATGCAACTAACTTAACAATATTTTCTCTAATACCATTAACAACGAATCTAACAAGACCCATTGTTAATCTAGCAACCGCTGCTATATCTGCCTGAATATCTACGATTAAGTTTCTTACTGGATCAATGTAACCTAATGCAGTTGCTTCTAAACCGTTAATAAATCCTAAGAAACTATTGAGTCCTGATTGTATTTGTGCAATAATATCAGTTAAACATCCATTTGTGCCGTCTACTGGACCTTCATCAAAGAAGGCTTTATTAAACGCAGCATCTGCATTGTCGTATCCAAATAGTTCGTCAGTTTTATCATCTGCTGGTACAAAGACAGAACCTGCAAATTTTGACGTATCCGTCTTTAATGATACATTCAGACCTAGATCTGGTATTCCAGTATCAGATAAACTAAAGTTTGCATTTTCTTCAAAAGTAAATGCAGGTCCAGTCTCTACAGTCTTCTTTGGAACCTCATTTACTTTAGCACTAGGAGTTTTACTTCTAGTTGCAGTTTGTGATAGAGCACCCTCCATCCCAGTAAAGGGTTTGAAAGGCATTTTCTCTTTTAAATTTTGTACTGCCTTTGTTCTATAAAAACAAGATACAACGACAGGTTGTTGACCTTCTTCCCCATCTAGGAAGAATCCTAATACAGATTCTCCACCGACAAGTCCATGTGTTTTACCAAAACCACCCTGTCCAGGGGCACCACTATCTGCACTAGTCAGAATGTGTGCCCAGGGCAGTTCATCCCATGACAATTTGTTATCATCAAAACTATGATAACCAATAATTCTAACCTTACATCTGTACGCCCACCCCGCATCTTTTGGGGTATCTACTCTACTAGCATCGGTTCTCCAATGTTCGGCAGGAGCAACCTGTCCGATCCACCAGATGAACCCGTCTTTGCCAATAAAATTAGATTTTAGTACAGACTCGTCAATCATTTATCAATTATCGTGGATCTTACATTCTGGCGCACCAGGTTCCTGGTCGCAGTATAGTTCAAGGGGTGATGGATCGTGATGATCTCCTGCTTCGATTTCTTCTTTATGATGCTCTACCCAATCTTCTAGATCGTGTAGTTCGCCCTCAATGTGACGACGTTGTTGCGGTGAAGTTGTTGGATCGTCTAGGATTTTCTTATCCTGTTCGATGTGTTGTTCGATGCTGTCCATAATTGTTTCTAGTAAAGTCCGTAAGAATCGCGAATCAAACTTAAATATGTTACGTTTGAGGTTGCTGTAAAGTGATGCCGTAATCCTTTGATAAGGTATTTACCACTTTGTTCTTCGTCGGTGTCTGCTATGTTAGACATGTTCACTTTAGGGAAGAGAGCAGTAATTACATCACCTACCTTCAATTCTGTGTTACATGGTACTACCATATTTAGCGACTGAGAGAAGAGGACATTATATCTCGCAAAGGATTTTGCCATATCGGCAGTATCTCTACCAGAGTTTTCTGCAATTCCACTAGGATCTAAAATACCTCGATCTGCAGTTCTAACTAGAACTCTAGATGGAGCAGTTTCAAATCCTTGAGGTATTACAAGTTCATCTTCTGTTCCTAGTTTACCACCGATTTCGTCTTTTAGGTTATAAGTATAGAATTCTGTTTTGTTTTCATAAAGATCGAAGAAAAATGATACGTTTGAATACATTCCAAGTCTGAGACTCTGCAGCATATCTACGTTTCTATTCAGTTTATAGTCCAGAATCTTTAGATCATTTGTCGGACTATTATGTTCAATGACATTATCATACGAATAAGTGAAGAAAGTGTTATCAGAACTTGTAGTTCCCCCGATTAGAGTCTCAATACTCTTAAAGTTAAACCCATCTTTGTTCTCATAGAATAAAAATCCAGACGTTCCTTGCGCTTGTGTTCCTTGTGTTCCAGACTTACCAGCGACAGGAACACCCTTCGGTGCTAACCAATGTAATACATGGAAAGGTTTCTTAAGATTTCCAATGAATGTATATGTATTTGCAGTCTTTTCAATGTTTGATTCTTCAAACTTTTCGGTCTGAAGAACTTCTTTTAGGATCTTAGTTACATGTTGATCTATTGTAGCTTTTGCAAATTTTGTTTCACATCTTGTAGTCTCATTTGTCAGACCTTCTACTGAAACACATTTCAATACAAATGTTTCTTTCATTCCATCAGCAGCATAATCTGAAACTTTATAGACATAAAATCCCATATCATCATCTCTTGCCCACTCACCCTGAGCGGTATCAAGTTTTATGACTACCTTTTCTCCTCCACGAATTGGTAGAGTACTGAATAGACTGTTGGAAGAATTTAGTTTTATGTTAAGATAACAAACAGGAGACAATATATCTTCAAAATAATCGACATATTCTATCTGATTGGTTACGTCAACTCTATTAGTACCATTTGTTTGAGAATCTGCAAGTTTAGATCCCTTCAGAGGTTCTCGCAGAGTAATAATCTCTGCGCCAATTACATTTAAACTACCTAATAGTATTGACATATTACGTCGCGGATAACGTTGTTAATAGGAACTTATTATATACTTTATTTAATACTTCTCTCTCATTCATTCCTGCAGGCATTTGAGGTGTCTTAGATGATGCAACTCTTGATGGTGAAGAAGGTCCAGGTAACATCTGAGTATTGGTAATCGGAATGATCGTAGTATTACTACCTGGTCTGTTATAAGTTGTATATTGAGAGACTGAAGTAGCAGGAGTTGTTGGTACTGGTGCGGGTGTTACCGTAGGTGCAGGTCTGACTGGTGGTGGTTCTGCCTTTGGTGCATTTGGTGTCAGATTTTGTGATGTCACAGCATTTTCATCTGTCGCAGCAAAACCAAACCCATCATGCTTCATGAGTTTACCATCTTTCTTTACATAATCACCCGCTTTATATTTTTTATTAGGATCGTAGTTTTGTACATAATTATTTCTAAAACTACCACGGGTTGTTGTTTGTTTGCTTCGTGATTGGGAAGCAGTCTGTTGATTATTGTTTGGATTATTTGGTTCTACAGCACTAGTTCTTTGTTCATACTCTTTATCTCCAGGAATCCAAGATCTATTTCCAGGTCTCAAATATAGATCATTGGGTTCATTATTATGAAACTCGAAGTGTACTGGATCCTTATTACCCAACCATTTGAATCCAAAACGTGGTCCATTTTGAATCATCCACTGTTGACCAGGAGAACCAACACTCATATCAAGCGCCCACCCTTGTTCATGTGGAGACATTCCAACAGGAGCAGGCATGAAGACATTAGGATCACCTGCAGCAGCTCTATCAATAAGTTCCTGTTGTTTCTCCGCAGTTCTAAATGTAGATGTTACATCTTTAGTCAGGTCAATTCCTGCTTCATCCATTGCAGCTTGAACTGCAGAGTTCCATGCAGCAGTTGTTGATGGGTTGAGAATGATTCCAGAACCCATTGCAGCAGTCGTACTACTGTTTGGATTGCCACTGAATGATGTTGATGTAGTTTGTGTTGTTCTTGGTGTTTCTGTGTTTGATGGTGATTTTACAGTGCTTTTTCCATCACCGAAACCACCCCTTCCATACTGTTCAACCAGTCTTTCAAACTTATCTAATACACTCTTATTTGGATCTGCTAATTTAACCTGTGGTGCATCCTCACCAATATATTTTTCCCCTCTATTGACACCCGTAATATCATCTGCAATCTTACCACCTAGCATCGATCCACCGATACTACCACCGATGCCACCAAGCAATCCACCTATGGCAGCACCAGGGACAGCACCAACACCACCAAACAAAGCACCAATACCTGCTCCCAATGCTGCACCACCTTTAGCACCTGCAGCAAATCCACCTATACCACCTAAGGTAGATCCAGCAGTACCCGCAGTTGCTTGAAGATTTGTTTGCCCTTCTCCCTTTCTACCTGCAAACTCAATACCAGCAAATAAGGTATTAAGAACAGCATTCGATTTACTGATTCCTCCAAGTTTACGAAGTCCACCACCTCCAAATCTATTACGTGCTGCTCTTTCACCATATCTTCGAGTATATCTCTGTTTAACATCGGCAGATCTAGTACGAGGATTAACTCCAGGACCACGACCTCCACCTAAAAGAGAACTTAAACCAAGAGCACCGCCACCTAAACCTAAAAGACCAAGAAGACCTGCGTTACCACCACTCTTCTTGTTATCTGCAAGACTATCAAATTTTATATTCAGAGCTCTCTTAAGTTTTACCTTATTAATTGTAGGTTTCTTAATCCTGATAGTTTCATTTCTAACAAAAGATGGCATCTTGGAGAAATCTCTCTGAGCCAACTTCATAGATCTTTTGGATCTATTTGCTATGTTAAGGATCTCTCTTGCATCCTCACGAACCCTAGATTGTAGTAGTGCAGTGGCCATCAGTCTACGATATTATATGTCATCTTGGAATATAATGTAAGGAAATTATCAGGATTTTCTGCAGTAATATTAAAGTTTACATTATTAAGACCTTCTTGAGGAGCCATGGGGGGAGGCGATCCTTGAACTGGAGGCGCTTGAGTCTCTCCTTGCATTGGCATAACAGTAACACTATTACTCCCAGGTATCTGAGATACTTGAGAAATTTGTTGCGGTGCAGTCATTCCTGTAGGTTTCGCTGGTGTGACTCCAGGTTGGTTGTATTGTCTGAATCCTTCTTCACCACCAGTCTGATTGATGAAACTTTGGTATTCTCTTAAAGTAATTACTCCATCTTTATTACCAAATAGTAGATCTATATTCTTATTACCTTCATACTCCGCAGAAGGAGCCGAATAGATGGGATCATCTAGACCAGAACCAAGGTATGCAGGTGCGATATTTGCCATCTTAACATCAGCAATACCACTACCACCTTTTGAGAAGAATCCAGCATCGTGCAGATATTCTCTATGTGCTCTGACTTGATCAGCTCTAGATAGGTTCCTAAACTCGTCTTGAGTCTTTCCATATCTTACATCACCAAACTTACCACCATACATCAGTTGGAAAATACCAGTTGCACCCTCTTTATTTGTAATTGAAGGGTCTAATCCAGACTCAGCATTATACATTGCCATCAATTCTGATGGTGCTGCTCCCACTTCTTTGGAAAGTTTCTGAACCTCTGCAATGAACTCAGTGTCTGCAGATACATCAGGAACTTGAGCACCACCACTATAACTAGGAGTTGTTCCAGGGCGTTTGTATGGTGAATCTCCACTATCTCCTGATCTTGGTTGTGCCAGATCAGGTTTAGATTTACCCATGCGGGACATGGATTCTTCCCACTTATCTAAGATGTTATCAAATCTTTTTACATCAAAAGGAGCTTTTAATCCGTCAGCAGTCATCCCAGTTGCGGTGACTTTATCATCATCACCGATAAATTTATCCGCAGCTGCAGCACCTAGACCACCTAAACCAAGAAGTCCGAGAAGACCTAGAGCTAATCCTGCTTTACCTTTTGCACCTTTAAATCTTCTGGGTTGTGTTCTAGCTCTGGGTGGTTTCTTTTTGTCTCCACCTAGACCAAGTAATCCCGCTAAACCAGCTCCACCAAGTAAACCCATACCAGCGGATTTCATTCCACCCATATCATTCTTGAGTTTCAAGAATTGGTCGATCATCTTTTTGATGAACTTCCTCATCTGAACAACGATATCACTGGTTTCTTTGAACGCAGCCTGATAATCTCTTATAGCTTCTCTAAAGTTACCTATAAACTTAGGTTTAGAGAACTCTTTAATAAAATCTAACGATCTTTCGTATAACTTTAAGAACTCAGATAAGATCTTATTTGGACCTTCTTCTTCTGATTTATCTTTTTGTGCTTGGAATAGGTTTCCAATCTTATCACCAAATGCCTTAACAGAACTACCTATGTTCTGAACAATATTTTCTACATTACTTGTAACACTACTAGAGATAGTCTGAATCAGATCTGCCATATTAGGTGCAGATGCCTTCACTGAAGCCGTACCTGGTCTCTGAAATCCTACGATATTATTTGTTGCACTCTCCTTGATTGTCTCACCAAGAGGTTTACCACCAGATATAAACGATAAAGCGTTTTTCTTTGTTCCAATCTTTGGTTTTTTAGCAACACCAAGGTTACTGAGATTCATAGAAGATAATCCAGGAGAACCCCCTAATTTTCTTCTATCTGGTAAATAGCTCTTACTGTATGCCACGATTTGCTTCTGCTTGTTGTGCCTTGAGGTTTTCTTCCTCAATGTGTTGTCTCAAGAGGGACAGATAAATGTCTCTTTCCCACGGAATCATGTTTTCAATCTCAGTCAAGCTGTATTTATGGAACTGTATCAAAGCGAAATTGATTCGATAATATGCCTCAAGATCCATATGAGACATAGTTAGCCGAAAAAACTAGATAATCCCTCCAGCGTTACTTCATTATCTTTCTTGGTCTTAGGATTCTTGACCTTAAATGTATGACTCAATTTAGGCATAGACTCGAAGAATTCTTCAATCTTCTTAAACTGTGCAGAGTTGACACTTTCGATGAACTCAATGAGTTCTTTTCTTGTACAATCTGCAGCAGCCCATGCATCTTCTTCGGTAAAGATAGTATCAATACACTCTGCAATAATCTCAAAAGACTGTTCAATAGTGCTGAGACTTTCCTCACCACCAAAATCAAAGTTATTTTTAATGAACTGATCCAAAGATGGATATTTCATTCTTAAAACAACCTTGTCATCAAGTCTAATGTCTGTTGTGTGTTCTTCACTCTTTACAACCTGAATTTCATCAACGTAGATTTTGACAGGAACTTCAGTTTCTCCATCATCTGCACAAGTGACGATGAGATCAATTGCCTCACCAACTGACTTTGCACGAACATTCAAGAAAAGATATTCAATATCAAAGGATGGTAGAGCTTCTACATCTACACCTTTGGTGATGATACAGTCACTTAAAACATCTTTGATTCCCATTGTGATCTGTCTAAGATCACCACTCTCAAGAGCAAGGATAAGAACTTTCTCTTCTTTAACTAGAAATGGTCTATATTTAATCTTTTTGCCTGTGGAGGGCAAAACCAACTCATGTGTCGGTGTACTAATCTTAGGTAATGGCATAGGATGACGAAATCATAAAATTATTTATAGGTGCTTTTCAGATCTCCAAATTTCTCTCATACTCACATCAATCAGGTCGTAGTTGACACCCAGGTATCCATTATTCATTAGAACAACTGCATCTGGTCTATCCCTCATCAGTTCTTGTGCCATTACACCTTCAAAGACTTCTGTCTGTCCAATGTAATTCCACTGATAGATATTAATTCCTGATGGAGATTGTCCAACCTTAGTGATATTTTCCTTAAGTCTAATATCACTTGCCATTGGCCCACCAGCCTGTCCAGAAGGAGCAGTATTGATTGGTACTGGTGGTTGTGTGGCTGTTGTCGATTCAGTAGTAGTACCGAAGTTTCTCCACTTTATTGCAGTAGGGCTTCTATCAGACTCATGTTTCATCGTCACATAACGATCATAATTGAAGACAACACTGACCTTCATGATATCAGAATTTGCGTATGATAATGGTATAGAAATTACTTGAATAGGGAAAGCATTAATGAAGTTATAAGTCAACATTCCAGATCTAATTGCAGGAGCACCAGGATCTAGTTTTGGTGCTGCTGCATCACTTGTTGTCAATGGATAATTTCTTTCAAACTTAGTTACTGAGATAGATCTCTTATAGGTATTTGGATATCTGAATCTATAATAATTGTTTGTTTCTAAGTTTGGCGTACTATATGTACTTCCACCCGTAGATCCAGCATCTGCGTATCCTTGAGTGGTGTAAAGTGGATTGATAAAGTTCATCCACTCCTCAAACATTCTGATTACTTGATATTGAGAATCCACATAAAAATCTAGAGTTAGTTGTGGAAACTCTCTAGCTCTTGCAAAAGTTTCTGTTATACCTTGATATGCTCCCTGTTCTGTCGATAACTCAAACTTAGCACCAGGAATGGTTGCAGAATGACAGAGAAGATCATACTTAAGTGAGTTTGTATCTCCAATATCACCAAAAACTCCACAACTATTCAACCAGGCATTAACATCTGAACCAGGTTCATTGGTGAATCCATCAGCAAAATATAATGTAGTTTTGAATTGACTGGATTGTGCAAGTTGACCAACATAATCCATTGCAGAACCCAGTGAGGTTCCTTCATAAGTCCGAGGAGTAGTGGTCCTTACATGAATAGGGTCTACTCTAAATGGATTAAAAGACACTATAAATATTTTTTGAGGATCTATACTATGTATATGAGTTATAAGGGAAAATATCGACCAGAGAATCCCCGAAAGTATAAAGGTGACCCAGCAAATATCGTTTATCGTTCACTCTGGGAACGAAAGTTTATGAGATATTGTGATCTCAATGAGAATGTAAATCAGTGGCAATCAGAAGAGTTCTGTATCCCATATGTTTCTCCGATTGATAATAGAGTTCATCGTTACTACCCAGACTTCTTTGTAAGATATACAGATAAGTTTGGTAAAAAAAGATCAATGGTGATCGAAGTTAAACCTAAAAAAGAAGTTCAGATGCCTGAAACAAATCCGAAGAGGAGAACAAAACAGTGGGCGTATAGAGTAAAAACCTGGGCAGTAAATCAAGCAAAGTGGAAGGCAGCACAGGAATTTTGTGATGATCGAAACTACGAGTTCAAGATCATGACGGAGGACGATCTAGGAGTATGAACAGAATCACAGACGACATAAAAGAGCTAATCAACGCAGAAGATGATGCTGAAGATAGAATGATCGTCATTATGGATATTCTAAAAGATACTGTGACTCCTGTTCCTGATCAAGGAAAGTATTACACGTTCTTGTATAAAGCAAAGACACCTGATATAAGATATGATCAACATCCACTCATTGAATGCCTGGAAGTATTTCGATGGGGATTCCGAGGATACAACATACACTGGAGAGACGCAAGAAACTATACTTGGGAAGAAGTAATAGGTCTAATGTATGAAGTTACTCAAACTGAATTGCCAATATTGACTTCTATCTCCTACGCAAAGAAGGTACGCTCTTAAAAGTCTTCTAAATAAAAGGGATAAGGTACAGGATTTTGTGTGGCTACCCAACTCAAAGATATAACTGTAAATAATACTGATGGAACTCCAGTAACTTTTGAAGTTTTTCTGGATAAACCTACTGCAAAATATACCATCAAAGAAAAGGGTACTGGAAATATTATTTTTGAGAATGATAAATTTGATTTCAATGAGTTGTCAAAATTAAAGATACCCGATGGCGCGGGTGGAACAGATCCTATATTTCTTAACTTACAACAACAAGCAATAGACGCATCAAAACAATTAAGATATAAACAAGGTGGAGGACAAGGTAGTCGAAAACGAGTTAGTACACCATATTGGGCTCAAGGAAGTAATGTAGGTAAAAGTGCTCAAACAGCATTAAGTAACAAGAGTCCCCAAAATAATCCTATCGCTGGTTTTGTTGGCAATCTTGGTAATTTTGCGAATGCTGCGATAGATCCTCAATCCGCTATAGGTGGAATTCTGAATGACACATATGGATCAGGAGGTCTACCTAATAAAGTTAGAGTTTATCCCGAGAATATGCAAGTAAATTCTCAGGATTGTATTGTAATTAGTCAATTCACTTACAAAGCACCAAACCAGGATCAATTACTAACAAAAGGATCAAAAACAATATTTGATAAGGGTGTTGACGCAAACCAAAGATATGAGGATCATCAAAGTGGCAAGGTAATATTACCAATGCCTGCAACTTTCAGTGAAAAGAAAGACGTAAAATATGGTGAAGATAGTTTCGATACTTTAACCGCTGGTGCAACTCAATTTATGTTGAGTAATATGGGTGGTGTTTTAACAGCTGGTGGTGTCACGGGTGGATTGGGCGCACTCATGGGTGGAGGTTTTGATCTCAACAATATTGGAGGGGCATTCAAAGGTGCAGCAACAGCAGGAACCCTTCTTGCAGCAAGTGAGATGGCGGGAAATGCATCTGGTAAAGCATTAATTGGCGGAACCTTTGCTAGTTCAATGTTAAAAGGTGCAGGATTTAATGTTTCTGCAGAAACAATTCTTGCAAGGGGTGTTGGTGTTATTCCTAACCCAAACTTAGAATTATTATTCCAGGGTCCAGCTCTTAGAACTTTTGGTCTTGCATATAGATTGACTGCAAGAAGTGAAACTGAAGGTAAAATAATTCGTGAAATAATAAGATACTTCAAACAAGGAATGTCTCCTAGAAGACAGACTGAAGGAAATAGATACTTTCTGAAAACACCAAATGTTTTTAAAGTTGAGTTCTTGACTGGCGGTCAAGCAAGTAAATCTATGCCTAAGTTTAAAACTTTGGCACTTAAAGGTTTTGAGACGGATTATTCTCCAGACAAAATGTGGGCAGCATATAATGATGGTCAACCAGTAACTATTTCCATCTTACTGGAATTCGGTGAACTGGAACCAGTTTACGAAGATGAGTATGAAGATTTTGATATCGACGACATCGGGTACTGATCAATGGCATACTTCAAACATCTACCAGAAATAGAATACGTAAATAGATTCCGTAACACAAAGTCTAACGACGAAAAAACTGTTGCGAAAAATCTATTCAGGAGACCAAAAGTCCGTGAGGATATTGCTTCGTTTGTAAGTGCTTTTGAAAGATATATTATCGTAGAGGGTGAAAGACCTGAACAAATTGCACAGAAAGTATATGGTAACCCAGAATTAGATTGGGTTATCATTATGACTAATAACATAATTGACATGTACAGTGATTGGCCTATGCCCAATTCTGAACTAAACCGTTATCTTGAAAACAAATATACTGAGGAAGAACTGTTAGAAATACATCACTATGAAACTATAGAAACTAAAGATCAATTTGGAAGATTACTATTTCCTGCAGGTCTTGAGGTAGATAAAACTTTTTATGATGCTCCACAATATCAAGCACTGACTGAAGATCCTCCTGGTATCACATTCCCAATCATTACATTACCTGCGATCGAGGCAGAAATTGTTACTACAATTCAAAACTATTCGGTTGCAACTGCTACCATTACAAGTGAAGGTAGAGGTTATAAGAAAGCACCTCTTATCGGTTTTTCTGCACCTCCCATAACAATCAATGCAACTGCATCTGCGGAGATTGGGGATTTCCATGTAACTAACGTTACTGGTATTAATACTGGAAAGGGTTACAGAACACCACCTACAATAACTGTGAGTGAACCTCCAGAGTCCGTTCAAGCAACTGCTGAGGTAGTTGTGGACAATCTACTCAAAGTTACTGGTGGAACCATCAGTACAACAGGGGCAGGTTATGGACTCACTGCTCCAAATATTACTTTCAGTCTACCTCCAGACTACATCACTGGTTCTAGATTTGAAGCAACTTCAGGAACCTTAGTAGGTAATGATGTTGACGGTATGATGGTTAAACCAGATGGGTATAAAGTTTATACCACCAGCATGATTGGTAGTGATCAAGTCAAAGAATTTTATCTTACTAATCCTTGGGATGTAACAACACTTACATTCCAAAGTGAACTAGATGTTAGTGCTGATTTCTCTTATACAAATGGAATCCACATTGATGAATCTGGTTCAAGAATGTATGTCACTGGAGGAAAATCTGGTGTTCAAAAAGTAAAACAATATCTATTGAATACTCCATGGGATTTGCAATCTGCACAAGCTCTTGGTTCTTATGATAATCTGGATGCACCTGGTGGTGTAAGATTACATCCTGACGGAAACAAAATGTATATTGTTGATGGTGGAACTTCTGATAGTATCAATACTTATACTCTTTCTACTGATTGGGATATTTCCACTGCAACTTTTGAAAGTACATTTGCAGCAGGAACTGCAGTTGGTGATAATGATATTGTTGGAATGACTTTTGGTGATAATGGTTATAAACTATATGTTGTCGGTCAAGCACAACAAACAGTTCATGAATTTAATCTATCTGTACCGTATGATTTAAGTACTGCAGTTAAAGCACAGTCTCTATATCTTGGAACTAAAGCGAAAGAACCATGTGATATCTTCGTCAAAGAAGATGACAAAGAAAAATTCTTTGTCATGAGTGGTCAATCCAATAAAGTTTCGGAATTTGAGATTAGAGCAAGGGCAAAAGGCAATGCACTAATTAACTCAACTGGTAATGTAACTGGTATTCAAGTTACTAGAGCTGGTCGTGGATATGTTGAACCACCTACATTAACTATCGATCCTCCCATTACAGCAAGAACAGCAACTGTGACACCCGTTATGGAAGCTGGTGAATTTGGAGATTTTGTTTCTGGATATAACATTACTGATGCAGGTTTTGGATATCTTACCGCACCCACGGTTACAGTTTCACAACCACCAGAACACAGGAATGCTGCTGGTGAAGTTTCTATGGAGGGCGGTAAAATTACAAACATTAATGTCACCGATGCAGGTGCAAATTATTATTCAGCACCAACAGTTACATTCAACATAATGCCTGAAGACGTAGTAAACACCGCAGTTGGTGATGAATATTCCGCAGATATTAGGACTTGGAGATGGAGTGGAACTTCTTGGGAATTAGAACTAACCAAAGCATTTGAATATCTCGATGTAGAAGGTCAAGTTCAAAGTTTCAAAGGAACTGAACTATCAAGACCTGTAACTAATTACGAATATGAAGTTAGAGTGAATGAGTCTAAACGGATTATTTCTTTACCTAAAGCAGAATATATTCCTGTACTTGAAGATGAATTGAGAACAATAATGAAGTATGATAAGAAACTCAAATCTTCTAAAGGTTCTAAACTTACTACGACATATAATCCTAAACTTAGAGGAATATAAAAAAAGGAGGGTATTAACCCTCCTTTCTAGTATCAGGACTCAGCGAGTTTTTGGAAGTAACTCAGTGCGTCGTCTGCATCTTCATCAGTCTCAGTTGAGGCTTGAGGTGTGATGTCAGAATCATTGAAATCACCACTACTTGCAGGTGCATTGTAAGAAGTAGACTCAGAGAAGTCACCCTTACGCTCACGTTCCCACTGTGCATCTTCTTCAACGGTTTCCTGATCTTGGAACTTAGGAGTACCTTTGTGACCAAGAACATAGTCAAGGCGTTTCTTCAGATCTTCATAGGACTTGAAGTTCTTAAGATCAGAGAACTCGTTCAGATCATTCAAGTTATTATACATCTTCTCGAGCGCATCATCATCGTCAAGAAGTTCTGAAGGAGAGTCGAACTCGGACTTGTCGTAGTTCCAGTAACCTTCAACCTTGCGAATCTTCAGTTTGAAGTTTGCACCAGCCCAGAAATCAAAGGGATTGATGGCTTCTTCATCTGCAAACTGAGGTTGCATTGCTTCGGTGATCTTGTCGAAGATCTTCTTACCGAACTTGTAGAGGAAGACTTTACCTTCGTTCTCAGGATTTGCAGGATCCTTCACAACGTAGATGTTGGCGTAATGAGCGAGTTTGCGCTTTTGTTTACGAGCAATTTCTTTATCAGAATCGCGACCACTGTTCCACAGAGTGCGATTGTATTCAGACACTGGGTCTTTTTGTCCCAGGGTAGTCAGGGAGTTTTCGATATACCAACCTCCAGGACCTTGGAATGCGTGACTCCAAACTTGTGCCCAAGGGAGTTCGCAACCTTCAGGTGCGGGGAGGAATCGAATAACGGCATAACCGTTTCCTGCCTTATCCACTTCAGGTTTCCAGAAGCGGTCATCAGAAGACTTTTCTCCACTATTCAGTTTCTCGACCTTCTTGATCAACTTATCGGTGAGAGAACCAGAGCGGGACTGTTTCTTGAGATTTGCGAAAGACATGTTTGTATTCTCCGTATTTGGTGAGATTTGGCCTTTGGGACGACTTTATCTTACAGGTCGTAAGAAGGGATGTCAAGCCCTAGTCTCTTGGCATTTCCTCTGGATTTGCCAGTTCCATCTCGAAGAGTATTGGATGAGCCTCTTCCATTATGAGATAGTTTGACCACCTATACATGTCATCCACTGTATAGGTTATGTTGTTACTTGCTTCGACTTGGACGTAGGGATCATCCTTTTGCATCTGTGTTATTTCATCAAAGGTAAAAGGGATACCATTGATGAAAAACATATCCACAATCTCGCCTTCATGATAACAATATGAAGATGTGATTGTGTATTGGTATGACATCGTTACCCTTCCGTTTGTTCTTCTAGTTTCTTGATGGATTCTTCCATGATATCGAAGAATTCATTTACTCCACTGTTTTCATCCATACCGAGTAATTGTGCAGCATCTTTAATTCTATCTTTCATCATCTGTGCTTCTGGGTCATCAGATAATGAAATTCTAAAGTAAAGGTTTCTCTGTTTATCAAGAAAGTCTCTCATGAGTTGTAGATGTTCTTTCTTCTCTTCATTATCGAAGAAAGGCGCATACATCATTTTTTCGATAATTTCTTGTTGCAGTTCTTCCATCTCGGTGATGGCTTCTCTGACAATATCGGATTCAAAAAATCCACTCATAGTACTACTTCCTTAAGGATCTCCTTGTATTTGCTGTTATCATTATTTAGGAAAGCCTGATATTTTTTCATGCGTAGACTGGTGGTTTCCCAAATAGGATCTATTAATTTTTTATCGAAGTTTGGAACGAATCCTAGAATAGAATTCAAAATTATCATTGTCTCTAAAGAGATTGCACCTTGCAAATGTTTCTTTAGGATATCTGGATGACTTGTTCCTTCTACTTTGAATAGTTGTTCAAAATTTTCTTTGTTTATAAAGACTTCTACTTCAGTCTTAAACAAATATGTGAGACTCTGTGATCTCTTCAACCAATTTTGATAATTGGTTTCTCCTGATTCAATAATTTCACCAATCCATAGTTTAGATGGATCATTACATTCAACAAAATTGGCGAGAAAATATTGTTTGATCTCGTCATCATTCTTTTTGCGTGACATGCGTTCAAAGAAGTATCGATCCTTTCTCTTGTGGAAAGACTCTTTTGATGCGCGAGACTTTCCACAGTATTGAAAGTAGTCGTATTTTTCTTTGGTGAAATGATTCTTGAATGCTAGGTATGTCTTGTAAACATCTAGCGGTGTCATCATTTAAAACATTAATTTAGCACGACTGGTTTTTTTGAGGAAGTTAAGTTGAATTGCTTCACACTTAAGTTTTTCCTTCAGGGGTTTAGAAATTAATTTAGATACAGATTCAAACTCAATACCGTTTTCTTCGCAATAAGTTACGATTGCTTCGATATAGTTAATCTTAGAGGTCGCGACGAGATACTCAATATCTTGTGCAAACTTTGACTGACAAAGAAACTTTTCTT